CCTATCCACGTCCTACGCGCTCAAAGATGGCAACAACTACGACACCAGTGGCACAGAGCCGACCAATACCACAGGCCGCAAGGTGCAGGTGATCACGTTTGACACCCAATACGCCACATACCTTGGCACCGATCCAAAGGCACAAATGCATGAGTGGTATGACCTTATGGAGGATGTGTGGCCTTTTTACATTGGCGGACAGCAATTTGGCCCGCCGCTGTTGCAGCTGCAGAGCGTTGACTGGAAGAATTATCAGGTTGTGGGCGCTGGCACGATGCTGTCTGTCGAGGCCACGATCACATTGCGAGAGTGGTGGGACGGTATCGAGGAAGACGAGGGGTGGCTGAGTAAGCCGGAGGAAGGCGTTGACCTCAGCGGCATCCTTAACGGCTACTACACCGGCGATCTCTTTAATTCTGGCCTGAGTAACGCGCAGATCATCTGGCTGTTTTTGCGCCAGCACGGGTTTTCTGAGGCCGCTATTGCCGGGATCATGGGCAATATGGACGCAGAAAGCGGGCTTGAGCCTGATAAATACGAGGTTGATGGTTTCGGCGGTTACGGGTTGTGCCAGTGGACAAATACCGGTCCCGGCTCTGCAGCGCGTAAAGATAATCTTATTAACTGGTGTAATCAAAACGGCTATGATTATCGCACGCTGGAAGGCCAGCTCAATTTCCTGATTTACGAGTTCAACCTGCCAGCATATCAGGCTAATCTCAGCAATTATAAGAATCTTACTGACGTTTGGACAGCCACAGATCAGTGGCTGACATACTACGAGGGCTGCACTGTACGCGATGTCAATAACAACGGCATTGTGCATTGGCAGTGGCGTATTGATGCCGCCAATGAGTATTACAGTCAGCTCAAAGATTATGTCGGTCCTGTCACTTCGGCAGGTCAGGGAGTGAGCACTGGCGGCGCTGCCGGGGTAGCAACCGGAACATGGCTGTGGCCTTGCCCTGATACGCCATATGCGACTGTTGGATCGTATGCCAATAATAACGCATGGCATACGCATAACGCAGGCGATCTTAAGGTGTCGACCGGCAACCGAGTTGTTGCTGTTGACGGTGGCACGGTTATCCAGGTAACCCATTGGGATGGTCGCGGTTATGGACAGTATGGACCTAACGAGCTTGCTACATACGGCAATAGCGTGCTGATCCAGCAGCCAAACGGATATCAAGTACGATACGCGCATCTGTCGCAGCTTAATGTGAGCGAGGGACAAACTGTTTCGCAGGGGCAGTTACTCGGCTTGAGCGGCAATACCGGCAACTCATCCGGGCCGCATCTGCATCTTGAGATTTATCCAAACGGTGCCGGGGGTTATCAGGGAACGTTCCCTGGATACGTTAACTGGATAAGGTAGGAGGTGGCGATATGAGTCAACAATACATGGCTAAGTGGGGGCACAAAGGCTTTCTGGTGCACTCCACCAAGGTTGTGCCGTTTAACAACCTCGCCACCGCGTTTACGCTCAACAGCGAGTACCATACCGACACGACGGGCAAAGAGCCTGTCAACGTGCGCGGTCGAGCGATGCAGACAATCACACTCAGCACCACTTATCTCGAGGTGCTTAACACCACGCCGCGCAACCAGATGCGCCAGTGGTATGACTGTATCGGCATGACCTATCCGCTATACATCGGCGACGTGCAATTTGGACCGCCACTGCTGCAACTAGTGCAGGTGGATTGGTCTAATTTTTTATTTGCCGGAAATGGCAGGATCATTGGTGTCGATGCGGATATCACGTTTAAAGAGTACCAGGGGCCAGAGCGTTTAATCAGCCAAGAGACGTTTAACAGCTGGCTCGGCGAGGTGTCACCTGCTTCGACCGGTCCAAGTCCATCAGAGAAAAAACTAATGGCTAACGGCATAACTGTGACATATCCATATATCGAGGAGGTTGAATGATGCTGGAAAAAGGTAATGGTAATTCCGCTGTGTGCGTGCTTAATTTGTTGCGCACGTGGCGCGGCGAAGTGCCATATGAACGTCTTAAAGGCGTAGACACCTCGTTGATAGACCGTCCAGCTGGCGTGGCAAGGCCAGCTATGGAGGCCGACGCAGTATGGGTGGTCAACACTTACGAGCCCCGCGTCACGGCCAATGACGCCGTCACGGCAGCGCTGGACGGTATGCAGGGAGACTTTGAGCTAACCATGAACGTACAGGAGAGTTAAGGTGGTGAGCATATGGCAGATTATAATTTTGTCTCAAACAATCCGGAAGAAATACGCGCTGAGGTATTGAGCAGCCTTAACGCATCGTGTGGAGAGACGCTTTATCCGGGCGATGAGCGTTTTATGTTCGGCGAAGGCGTCGCAGCGTTGCAGGTTACGCTTAACACCAAGTTTAACGATCAGGCGCGCCAGCGAATGCTTAGGTACGCGCGCGGCGTTGTGCTGGACTATTTAGGCGAGTTCCTTGGCGTATATCGCTTGCAAGCCTCGCCAGCATACGCGACGTTTAGGTTTACGGTGTCGGCAGTCCAGATAACAAACATAGTTATCCCACAAGGGACGCGCATCACGGCTGACGGCACAGTCTACTTTGCCACCGACGAAAACGCGGTACTGCAGGCCGGTGATACTTACGTCGATGTGGACGCTACTTGTCAGACGGCAGGGAGCGCCTACAACGATTACAGCGTCGGATCTGTTGCCACATTGGTCGACTTGATC